GGAAGTGTTCAGGCGACGGCTGTTGGTTGGTACGACTGGCTTCCTACTGGCGTGACGCAAGGAAGAAAAGGCGCAACCCATTACGAACTATTCGGCCAAGCCAGCTATATGGGTAAAACTGGTAAGGCGACGCGCACTTCAAATCTTGGAGATGGCCGCTCAATAACGATTGAATTTAATGGTGTTGTGAACAACAACTATCCAGCTGATCACCCTTATTTCCCTGGGTATAGGGCTTGGAGCTTTAGCAGCATTAACGTTGTAAGCAGCACGGGGGGATTTAATACTACTCAGATTTTTAACGTCGGGATTCCTGTATCAGCAGGCAATCCAAGAGCAGCGCCCTATGGATTAACATCTTGCGGCGTTCGGTTAATTGTTCTTGCTACAAATAACGCTGTTGTACCAAAGGGCCGACAATCAGCGTGGGAATTTGAACTGTTAGGCAATCAACAGCTTTACCCTCTTGGCCACACTCAAGTATCAACATTTACGTTGACAAGCAGTTCAGGTGCCAGGGCTACTGTGAAAGCGACAGGCATTGTCACGTCTAGGCCAGCCAACAACTTGCAGTCTTTTCCAGGGCAAACGCAAGCCTGGGACGTTAGTTATTCAGTTGAGCCTCTTCTTAGTTACGGAACTTGGGTCAATGGAGCGTTGATGGAAAACAACGTTGTAGTTAGCGCAAGTAATCCGTTTAAGACGCCAGGATCAACCGTTGGCATATTGTTGAGAGTATTATCTCTTACGACAGTGCAACTTCCTCCTGGGTTTTCAGGAGATCGAGTATTTGAAGAGAATAGCCAGATCAATGATATTAGTCTTTATGGCGATCTTTTAAACAAGTCAAACGATTCATCACCAGAACACGAAATTACATATGTGAACGAAAGTGTTGCCAATGATAACGTACCAGGCTATGACAACTTAACGCTTTGCGGTTTATCGTTAAAGTCTTCTCGTAATTTTGCAAGTGTTGATCAGCTTCGCGTCTGGCTCGCTGATGGCGTTTCGGTTAAGAAGTTTCAATCAGACGCAACATCTGATATTGGCCCAAGCAATAAGTTCACTGATCTTGTCTACTACCTGCTAACCGATAAAACTGCTGGTGCGGGAGGCGTTGTATCTGCTGAGTTGATCAGGACAGAAGACTTTCCAGCCACTTCGCAGTTCCTGAAAGCAAACAAGCTGTTTTTCGATGGAGCGATTGACTCACCGACAAACCTCCGGCAGTTTATTTCCGACACAGCACCGTTCTTCCTTTGCAATTTTGTTATTAGTGACGGCAAATTCAGCTTGGTTCCTGCATTGCCTACAGACTTAAACGGCAACATTACTCAGCAGCCAATCGTCATTCAGCAGCTATTCACCTCTGGCAACATTATCGAAGATTCGTTCAGCCTTGAATACTTGAGTTCGGAAGAGCGCAAGAACTTTCAAGCTGTGGTGCGTTATCGCCAAGAGCAAAGGAATCAATTGCCAGAAGAAAAGACGCTTGTCGTTCGCTTTGCGGAAGCAGGCAGCGAGCAGTATCCGATTGAAGCGTTCGACCTGACGCAGTTCTGCACAAGTCGTGACCACGCTTTCTTGGTAGCCAAGTTTTTCTTAAGCCTTCGTCGCCGGGTAACTCATACCGTCAAGTTCCGCACCAGTCCTTTTGGCATCTCGTTGGCTCCAGGCAATTTTATTCGTGTTGTTACGGAAGCCAGCCCGTACCAGTCAGCTAGGAATGGAACGATTAGCGCAGACGGCACAATCGTGTCAGCCACTGCAATTACGGATGGAACGTATTCAATCGTTTTCTTTAGATCAGATGATGATGAGGTAACTCCTGCCACAATGACGGTTGCGGGTGGCAAAGCGGTTGAGACCGCGCTTTATGACTCGTTGTTTACGATTTCAGAGACATCCGTTTCGTCTAATGTGTATATGGTTGAACAGCTGACATTGGCAGAGGATGGAATGGTTGACGTTGTAGCAACTGAGTTTCCGACAACTAGCACTTTCAACAGCCTGATGGCTGAAGATGTATTGACTGACAGCGCGTTTACCACTGAGGGCTAACAATGGCATTTCCTTCGCTTACCCCAACAAGCCGCCAATTTGAGACGGGTGACTACCCAATCAAGGCATTTAAGTCTCAGTCCGGTGCTGAAGTTCGGATCCTGTACGGCAGCCAACGAACCAACATGAAGTTGAGTCTTAGTTACTCAAACCTGAGCGATGCAAACACGGAACTGTTTATTGATCACTTCGACGAGACGAAGGGCACGTTTTCAGTTTTTGATTTGCCATCAGAGGCCCTAGCGGGCTGGAACGGTAACAGTGACGCTTTGGATGCTTCAGGAGCTAACGAATGGCGATATGAAGCAGCTCCACAGGTTTCTAGTGTGCGACCTGGGGTTAGCACTGTTACAGTGGCCTTAGTGGGTGTTTTCTGATGGCAAAGGTTTACACCGGCAGAGATGGCGTAATGCAGCTGGCAGGCGTGACCCTTGCCAAGGTCTCAAATTTTTCGCTTCAATCTGATTTAGAGACGCTAGAAACAACAACTTTAAACGAAAATATCCGCACTTATAGCCCTGGCATTCTTGGCTATTCAGGCAGCGCAAATCTGTTGTATTACAAAGACGATAGTAATGCAATTAACACTGCAAACTTGCTTAACAAGTTAATAAAAACAGGCACTGATGGGATTAGTTCTAGCGATACGGTTGAATTAACATTTCGTTGGGTTGATGGAGCGGATAACAACGATATTAAGCTAACCGCATACATTACAAGCGCAACAATCGGGGCTAGCACTGGTGAGATCGTAAGTGTCAGCATTTCGTTTGTTGGTACGGGCGCACTGGCTACCGCAACGATCTCATGACTGTTTATCTTGGCACGTTTGGACAGGTAGAGCTAGAGCGTCAGTTTGGCGACAGCGAGCTGAGTTCTACTATTAACACCAGTGACGTAAACGCTTCGGCTAAAAGGTTTAGCTTTGATTTTGAGCACGGTCAGCTGTTGACTGGTGACCAAATTGAAATCGTTAGCACTGACGGTAGCGCCCTTGATTTTATTTCTGGGTACTCAAAAAGCGGTGTCAAGAAGTTTATTTATGTTGACGATTTAGGCGGCATTCGTCTTTATGACACTTTTGCCCATGCTGTTAATGGTGGATCGGCAAATGCAGTCGCTCTTGCTGCGCCTGGCGACGACATCCCAATCAAGGTTAATGTTGAGAATGCAGCCTTTCGCTTGCTGGCTCAGTGCAATGGCTTTGAGTTAAACACTGAAAGGGAAACGGTAGACACGACAACGCTTTCTGATGAGTTTAGAAGCCGTGTTAATAGCTTGATGTCTGGTTCTGGCCGGATGTCTGGCTTCTGGGAGTACACGGGCGACACGGCTAACGAGTTGCCGCATTACTTGCTTGAGCTTTCGTTACGCACCAAGGTGGGCAGTCAGTTCAAGGGCCGCTTTTACCTAAAGACGAAGACCTATAACCCAAGCGGTGTGGCAGATCGCCTTGACGATCAAATCTGGTATGAATTTACTGGTGTCTTGACGGCCTGTGCTGTGCAGTTCACTCCATCGTCTGTCGTTGAGATAACGGCTGATTTTATTACGACTGGTCCTATTGAGATCAAGATGCAAGTAGAGCCAGTGAACGCGGTCTTGCAGGAGGATGCAGATGACATACTCTTGGATCAGGATGCGGCAGCTAAACTGCTGTTAGAAACTGACCAGTGACCCGAGGGGCATTAACCGCCAATGGCTGACCTAAAGATTTCTCAGCTAGCAGCCTTGGCAGGTGCCAATCTTGCTACCGCTGATGAGCTGGCAATCGTCGACGACAGCGCCAGTGAAACCAAAAGAATCACGGTTGTAGATCTGGTGGGCAATGCCACCACATTGATTGCTGACGCCACGATCCCTGGCGCAAAGGTTGTTTTCAGTGCCGGAGGGATTGCTGGGGCGTCAATTGCAGATGCTGGCATTAGTACTGCAAAGGTTGCTGATGACGCGATCACAGCAGCAAAGCTAGGTAACGAATCAACTGTTGAT